TATCAATCAATGTGAATTGTGCGGAAGTTAGCTCTTTCTGTTTTGCGCTTGCTTTTTTCATATACACGCGTATAATCGCCGTATGGGTAACATTCTAGCAGACGACCAAACCATACGCAATATCCGTTATGAACCAAAACCGCCGTTTTTTGCAACCGTGACGGAGACGTGTGAGGCTCTTGGCCTGTCACGAACGAGCGTGCATAAGGGGATCAGGGAAGGTTGGATCCCTGCGAAAAAATTCGGTGGATCCGTTCGCGTTCCGTGGCGCTGGATTCACGCACAGCTTGCCTAAAAGCAAACCGGCGCCGAGTCTGGAGGGACGGCGCCGGCTGCTATCGATTACCTGTCGTTACACAAGCTATGGCCATCATATCGAAATTCGGTCGGGCCGCACTGAGCTACGCGAAACACGGCTTCCCGGTTTTCCCGCTTCAGCCGTGCGAAAAGAAGCCTCTAACAGCGCATGGAGTCAAAGACGCAACCACCGATGCGGAGCAAGTCACTCGATGGTGGATAGACCACTCGGACGCCAACATCGGCATGGCTATGGGCAAGCCGAGCGAATTGCTGCTGCTCGATATCGATTTCCGGGAAGACTCCCCGTTTTCCAGCCGTGCTGATGTAATCGAACGGCTAGGGCCGATCCCGGACACTGCGGAACAGACTACCGGCAGCGGCCGGCATTTCTTTTTCGAGTATCCCGGCGGCCGCATGCCGGCGGGGATCGCGCCGCATGCCGACCTGAAAGGCACTGGCGGTTATGCCATCGTGGCGCCTTCCATCCATCCCAATGGAAAACCCTACGAGTGGGACGGCATGGAAGGCGCGAAGGCCTTGCACCACGCCGCCAAATGTCCGGCGTGGCTGTTGGCGCGGATCGCTGAGGCAGGACGGCGCAAGTCTCAAAACGAAACGGCCGCCGCCGCGGACGCATGGGTCGAAGGCGAACGCAATACCAGGCTGGCGAGCTGGGCCGGCAAATTGAGACGCGATGGATTGAATCTCGAAAAGATCCGCGCGACGTTGCTGGTCTTAAACGAGACATGCTGCCGGCCGCCATTGCCGAAGGCCGAAGTTGAGAAGATCGCGCAAAGCATGGGCCGGTATGAACCGGGACCGGCGGCATCGGCTTTTGATGCCACTGTGCCGCTCAACCAGGTTGATCCGAGCTTAGAACTATTAAACGACCTGCCGGTTTTCCGCGGCCGCATCGCGTTTCGGACCGTGAAAAAACGCGGCTCCATGCTGATCGGCGAAACCGATGAAGGCCGCGAGATCATTTGGCCGAGTGCGGAAGCACTCGCAAGTTTTTCAAAGGCACGCGCCATCATCGCGGATAGCGCGGATATATTCCTGCCCACGCCGGCGCCGCGGCTAATTCGCGCTACTTGGGAACCGGCCGTCTATCTGCTATCGAAGCTGGCCATAGCGGATGGAATCGCTATCGAACCAGCATTGACCGAAGAAGTCCGCGACCTGTTGCGGTTGATGTGGCGCCACGCCGGCCAGCCCAACGCCGCTAATAAGGCCAAATTCATCGGGTATATGCGCGACATCTTGGCTTCTCGGCGCGATCCGCGCGGCGAGACACCGATACCGCCGGCTGTATTTATCGCCGAGCAAAAAGCCTGGACGCACGTGCCTACGCTGCGCGCGTGGCTGTCGCTGCCGTCCTTCACGAATAAGCTGTACCCGCTGGCGGACATTCGTAATGGTCTTTGCTGCTGGGCTTTGTTTATCACGAAAATCTGACGCGGCGCACTAAGAATGACGACGAAACGCTGTGTTTGTGGTCCGGGCCGCTGGAGGTTTTGGAAAATGAGTGACTCGCCTGACTCGCCCAAAGCCGTCCGATGTCGACATCTCCTATATACCCCCCTAAGACTAGGGGGACGCGTAGGAGATGTCGACATTAGCGGGTTTTTGGCGAGTCAGGCGAGTCACGCGTTTATTTAATGACGCGGCACGATTGCCGGCGTTCCGATTCACAACACAAAATCAAAAGGAGCAAAAACATGGCGATTATCGCGAAATCCGGCCAAGACTTTGTCCTGGCGCCGGAAGGCACTTACGCCGCTGTCTGCGTGGATATGATCGATCTGGGAAAGCTGACTTCGTCTTACAGCGGAGACGAGAAGCCGTACACACGCGCAGTCTGGCAGCTTTCAGAGCTGCAGGAAAACGGCAGACCGTACACCGTTGTCCGGCGTTACCACCTGAGCACGCACCCGGACGCGGCGCTCACGAAGGACCTGCAGAGCTGGCTCGGCCGCCAGCTCACCAAAGAGGAAAGCAAGTCATTCGATGTCGAAAACATGCTCGGCAAGGCATGCCTGCTGAACATCGTGCACACCGAGTCCAACGGCAAAACCTACTCCAATGTGCAAGCCATCATGCCGCTGCCGAAGGACATGAAAGCGCCCACACCATACGACTACATCCGGCAGTGCGATCGCGAGAATGGCGTGGTCTCGGCACCCAAAGGCACGCCGCCACAACACAAGCCGAAGCTCAACGGCGCTCCGGCTCCGGCGCCAGAAGTCATGAACGGAGTTACGGAAGACGATGTGCCGTTCTGAGAGTGAAAGGAAGAAACAACATGACAAATGAAAACCCAAACGTAATCGAGATGCCGGCCGAAAGCGCTGAGCTGCCGCTGCCGGACGATTCCATCGCGGACGAAACGTGGATACTCGGCATTGATGCCGAAGCTACAACGCTGAAACAACTGATGGCGAAACTCGTGAAGGCCTACGAAGAGGTGACGGTGGCCTACCGAGTTCTGCTGCACGTTGAAAATCGCGTCCAGGATCTTGAATCCAAGTGGCGGTCAAAATGAGCACCACCGAATTGCTGGACGCCGAGCTCGGACGCCTACGCCGCGAGAACCGATTGCTTGGCGACGTACTGCTTCGCGCCGTCTTGCTAATGGTCCCCGCAGAGGCTCGCAGCAAAGCCGTTCGCGACGTCTTGGCTCAAGCCAGATCGCTCGGAATTCCGCCTATAAAGACGGCGGACCACTTCCGGCTCCCACTGGCGGAGGCGTCCATTGCCTACGCCAAACAAGAGGCCACCAACAACCCGACCGGCGCGGCATCGCCGGGGAAGGAGAATAACGCATGAAAAAACCCGTTCCATTGCCGACTGAGGATGTCCCTGGCGGCTATGTCCTGATCGCGATTCGAAGCGGCTTTAAGAGCAATCACGTCTTTGGCCGCTATACGGCCGCTGTGCTAGAAGAGGCTCAAATCCAGTGGCGCAGCGAAGACCCGAGTATTGTGGACTTCCATGTCGAAGCGGCGTGCGACTTCAGCGCGCGCAATCTCGAGGACTTTCGCCGTGATCGAGGACGGTTGAGTTACTTTCACGACGACTGGGATTATCCGATCAACCCGTGGGACTGGCCGCTGCGCGACTGCGTCGCCAAACCCGAGGAGGCAACCGCATGATTAACCGAGCGGAGAACGCTGCAATCGTTCTCCGCTCTCTTTGTATCACGTGTTGAAAACAATAGCCACGCTTTCCATGCTGGACATCCACCGACACCGCGCCGACGCCTTATATCGCGTTTATGCGCGTGCTGTGGGGCATGCCGTCAAAGAATTACTTGACCCTCCGGCCGCCTGCGGGCAGCGCGCCCGCACCAAACGCCTAGACTTGACACAGTGAAATCGGGTAGACGTGGTTTATGCCGACGGAGAGCAAATCGATGGCGGCCGCGAGGCTGAAAAAAGAGCAAAGCCTGGCCGAGATGCGTACGCTTCAACTGCATCAGCTCCAAGGCAAACTGGTCTGGGCCGATCAGGTGGAGCAAGCCTGGGCCGCTGCCGTCATCCGGCTGAGAACGGCCGTGTTGGCTATTCCATCGCGTTGCGCTCCACGCTTCAGCGATCCGCGGCACGCCGAGGACATCATCCGGCGTGAGTGCGAAGCGGCGTTACGGCAACTGAAGGATCATGCGGGATCCTGAAACCCTGCTAGGGGGCGTGCTCGAGCTGGCGGCGCCGCCGGCGCGTGAGCCGCTGTCGGATTGGGCGGACGCGAACCGGAGACTCTCGAGCGAAGCTAGCGCGGCGCCTGGCGAATGGCGTACTCTGCCGTTTCAGAAAGAGCCGCTGGACGCGATCGCGCCGGGCAGTCCGTATGAAACCGTGGTGCTCGTGTGGGCCTCGCAGTTGGGCAAGAGCGAACTGTGGCTGAACCTGCTCGCGTATATCATCGCCGTCGAGCCGGGACCGACGTTGATTTGTTTGCCGACGCTCTCGATGGCCGAGGCGTTCTCGAAGGACCGTTTATCGCCGCTCTTCAGGGACATGCCGATTCTCAAAGGCAAGGTGGCCGACGCGAAGGCCAAGTCGGGCGATGCGACGCTCTTTCACCGGCGCTTTACCGGTGGCCACTTGACGCTCGTAGGTAGCAATTCAGCGGCCGGGCTGGCGTCGCGGCCGATACGGTATTTGCTGTTGGATGAAGTGGACCGCTTTGAAGAATCCGCGGGTATGGAAGGCGATGCGGTGAGCCTGGCGCTCGCAAGAACGAGAACTTTTTGGAATAGAAAAGTCATCATGACGTCGAGTCCCACGGTTAAGGGCGCAAGCCGCATCGAGCAGGCGTGGCTTCAGTCCGACATGCGCGAATTCGAGGTGCCGTGTGCGAATTGCAACGATATCGTTGCACTCCAGTGGGACCGCATCGAGTGGCCGCCATCGAAGCCGGAAGAGGCCGCGTGGCGCTGTCCGGCGTGCGGCGAGTTGATCCCGCATCACCTGAAAGACTCGATGGTAGACCGGGGCCGCTGGAGAGCTACGAATGTTGGAAATTCCCAGCATGTTGGAAATTCCCAGCCAAGCCGCATAGCCGGATTTCACCTATCCGAGCTCGTGAGTCCATGGCGCAGTTGGGCGGCGCTGGCCGAGGACTGGGAGCGCAGCAAGGATGCACCCGAAATGCGCCGTGTATTTGTGAATACATCGCTTGCGGAGTGGACCGCGGACGAAGTGACCGAGCCGCCCGAAGCCGCGGCGCTGGCCGCCAGGTGCGAGCCTTTCGCCGCCGAGGTCCCGGCGCCGGTTTCGCTGATAACCGCGGGTGCCGACCTTCAGCACGACCGCGCCGAGGTTGAAATTGTCGGCTGGTCGAAGGGTTTCGAGTCCTGGTCGATCGCGTATCACACCGTTTACGGCGATCCTTCGGGGCCGCATCTCTGGCAACAGCTTGATGCGCTGCTATCGCGGGAATGGAAGCATGAATCCGGCATGCCGTTGCGGATAAACGCCGCATGCGTCGATTGCGGGTTTCTGCCGGATGAGGTGCACGCCTTCACGCGGCCGCGGTTTTCGCGCCGCATCTATAGCGTAAAGGGCCTTAATAACGGCTGGTCCAAGCCGATCTGGCCACGCAAGCCGGTTTACAGCTCCAAACAACTGCCGATGTTTTTGATTTCGGTGGACGAGGCCAAACAGTGGTTTTTCCGAAGGCTGACGGTGACCGAAGGCGCCGGCCGGTGCCACTTTCCCATAGGCCGGCCGCTGGACTGGTTCAGAATGCTGACCGCGGAAACCCTGGTGCGCCGTACCCGCGCCGGCCGCGCTGTCTACGAGTGGCAGAATTTGCGGCGCGAGCGAAACGAAGCCTTAGACGCGAGAGTTTACGCGATCGCGGCGCTGCATTCGCTGCTCATGGCCGGCCTGAATCTCGATGCGCACGCCGCCAGCTTTGAAGCGATGCTGAAGCCGGGACTGGTCGACGGGCTGCCGTCTCCTCCGGCGCCGCAACGGATTTATTCCAAGTTCGTATGGGGGTGAAATGACGTATACTGACCGTACATCCACCGGACCTGCGGGTCCCAGGGACAAATTGTCCATGGCACCTAGCGAGTCCCAATCCGCAATTTCCATCTCCTTGCATTTCGGGAGGCAAACCCTTTTGGTGGGGATTTATCCCGTGGACCAAAACAACGCCATGGGGCAGGCAGAATGGCTGCGCCAGCAAGCCGAAAAGGTGTTGGGCGTGCCACGAAAGGAGAAACCGCCATGCCAGAACCGCGGCCGATGACAGGCCAGCTTCACCTTGGAATACGGGTAGCGCCGGATGGCCAACCATGCCTCTTGATTCAGTGGCCGGACGGATCCGGGTGGATGCTGCCTAAGGGCCAAGCGCTGACTTTCGCGTTTTCGATTTTGGGGCAAGTGCGAAACCTTTTCTCGAGCACGGAGGAGCTCGAGCAAGCCGTGTTGCTGGCGCAGAGCGAATCCGGGGCACTCCCGGATGGCGGCCGGCCGGTGGTGCAGTGATAGACATACAGAGCCTTGAACTAAGCGCCGGCATGAGCATGGAGCCAACCGGAGCCGGCGCGCGGGGGCCGTGGATCGTGGTGCAGATGGGTGAGGCGCGCGCCGGGCTGCGCGTGGCCGACGCCGTCCGCTTTGCGGGTTTGATCCTGGACGCCGCGCAACACGCCAAGGATGTGATCGACGGCATGCCAAACGCGACGGATCGCTTGCAGTGAACCTCTGGGCCACATTCCGCCGTCTGATAGGCCGCGCCTATTTGCCGGAGGCTGGCCAGATGTACGACAGCCTCCGCTGGCCTGCCGTGCCATCTTCGCCGAACCCGACGCCGCAGAACGATGTCATCTCACGGAGCCGTGCCGAAGCCGAAATCAGAAATAGCGCCTTGGCTCGGCGCGTTGTGAGCGCATGGAGCAGCGCATTAACCGGCGGAAGCGGCTTTACGCCGATGTTCAGCGATCCAGAACTACGCCGACGGTGGGATTCCTGGAGCACGGGATGTGATGCCGCTGGCCGTTTGGATTGGGTGGGCGTTTTGCTGCAAGTTTGCGAGTGCGTGATTACCTCCGGCGAAGCTTTCGTCTTGCTCCAGGTGTCCGAAGATGTGCCGGAAGTGCCTTTGGCCTTGCAGGTGTTGGGGCCGGAATGGTTGGACGTCTCCAAGATGAACAGCACGGACACCGTGGCCGGGATCGTGTTTGACGGCGTCCGGCGTGCCGGTTATTGGATCTTCAAGCGCCATCCCGCGATCTCTGGAACGACGCTGGACAGCGTGCTGGTTCCCGCATCCGATTGCCTCCACATCTACAAGGCAAACCGACCCACGGAGCAAAGAGGTTCGTCGTGGTTTGAGCCAGTTTTGTACTCACTGCGTCTGTTGAAGGAATTTTTGGAAGCCGATCTTCAGCGACAAAAAACCAGCGCGTTGGTGGCCGGTTTTATTGTGTCGCCGGACGGGAGCGCACAGCCATTTCCTACGACTCCGCAGGGTCAGCTTGCTCTTGAACCGGCCACATTAACACAACTACCAGTCGGGACCACCGTTGAGTTCTCAAATCCGACGGATCACGGAATCGCTTTCGCTCCTTTCACTCAGTGCATCATCCGGCAGATTGCAGCCGGAATGAACATGCCTTACGAAACGCTCTCCACGGACATCGGCCAAACGACCTTCGCCAGTGGCCGCTTGGCAATTCTGGAATGGCGCCGGCAGATTGAAGCGATTCAATACGGCGTACTGATCCCGCAATTGTGCCAGCCGATCTTAAACCGCTGGCTGGAGCTTGCCAGCGCTCTTGGCATCGCCGAAGCCGTGGAGACGCCGCGTTGGGCGTGTCCCACCGTGGAAGCCTTGGACCGCTCGGCCGAGATTCAATCTACCATGCTGGCCATCCGCGCGGGACTACAAACAAGACGTGAGGCCGTGGAGTCGGCCGGCTGGAATATCGAGGGCATTGACGCCGAGCTCGCCGCCGATCAATCCAGAGCTCGCGGCTTAGGGCTGACATTAGACGTTGACCCGGACATGACCCACCAAGGCCAGAAGCAACCCGCTTCACAAGGACAACCCGCCTCACAAAAGGAGCAACTGGACAATGAGACTGCACTTGCGTAATTCAGCCACCACCGACGTGATAACCCGCATCGCTTCGGTCTCGGTCACATCGCAGCCGAATACCTTCACGGCCACGCTATCGACCAATAGCGACGTTCGCCGCGCCGGATACGTCGAGCGTCTGGGCCGGTGGAATGCATTCCCGCAGCGTATCCCGGTGCTGGACAGCCACCGCCGCGAATCCGTCGAAAGCATTTTGGGCTACGCCGACAATATCAGGCTGGAAAATGGGTCCGTCCTGGCTGACATTCACATCTCTGAAACGCGGGGGAATGTGGCGCGAATGATCGCGGAAGGTTCGCTCAGTGAGCTTTCCGTTGGCTTTTCTGCTGGGCAATGGGTCGATAGCACATCCAACGGGGAACGCATCAAAACGGGCGAGAATCTGACGTTGAGAGAAGCCAGCTTGGTGGTGCTGGGGGCCGATCCCGGCGCACGGCTTGGCCGCGCCGATGACGCCGGCCGCATTAGAGACCTCGCGGAGACGCTGCGAGTGCCGGCGACGGTGGCCGATGCGCTGGTGACCCGCGGCGCAACCTTCGAGGAGGCAAGAGGCGAGCTGGTGGCCGCGGCGTCCCGGCAGGCCGTGAGCGTCCAAACGTCCTACAGCACTACCAGCACGGGACCGTCCGATCATGCCAGAGCCATGGGTGAAAGTTTGGCGCATCGTTATGGCGCACGCAATGAGCTTTCCGCGCTAGCGCAGACATATGCGGTTGACCGCTTCCCGCAATTGTGCCGGCGCCTGCTCGATGTCAGCGGCATTTCGACTATGGGATTGAGTGAGGCCGCGATCATCAAGAGAACTTTGACTACGGCTGATTTTCCGGTTTTGACCGGCCAATATCTGAACGTCGTGCTCATGCAGGCTTATCAAAGCGCACCCGCGCCATTGATGGCGCTAGTGAAGAACATGGTCGTGGCCGACTTCCATGACGTGCATTTGCCGCGCCTGTCGCAATCGCCGCAGCTTGCGCCAATCCTTGAAACCGGCGAAGTCACCTACGGAGCCTTGACCGAAAGCGAAGAGACTTTCAGGCTTGTCCGTTGGGGCAAGGGATTGACGATCAGCTTTGTACTCATGGTCAACGACCGGTTAGGCGCGATCGCCGATCAGGTTCGATCTTGGGGCTACAGCGTGGCTCAGACGGAGGCCGCGCAGTTGATTGCGCTATTGGTGCAGAACGGCGGTCTGGGTCCGACTCTAAAAGATGGCCTGACTTTGTTTCACGCCAACCACGGCAACGTGCTCGGGGCCGCCGCGCCGGGCGATCCATCTTTCGATGCGGCACGCATCGCCATGCGCCGGCAGCATGATCGCTTTAGCCAGTTGCTCGGCCTCGAACCGGCCTATGTCCTGGTGCCTCCCGAGCAGGAAACGGCCGCTAAACGGCAGGTGTCCACGGTCCAGGCGACGCAGGTCAGCCAGGTCAATCCGTACACCGGCTGGACAGTGCTGGTGGACGCGAGGCTGACCGACACCAAGCGTTGGTATTTGTTCGCGCCGCCTTCGGATGCGCCGACGTTTGCGCGCGCCACGCTCTCCGGCTTCGAGAATCCCACCGTTCAGTCTCAAGTGGTATTCGAGACGGACAACGTGGCCGTGAAATGCAATCATAATTTCGGATTCGGCGTAATCGACTACATAGGAGCTTCGACCAATGCGGGAGCGTAGCACGCCGCCGTCAACGCCGGAGGATCTAGCCGCGCTGCGCCAGCAGCTCATCGCGTCCATGGCGACGGGGCAAGCCGTGATCGAGACGCCGCAGCTCGGCCGCGTGGAGTATCGCACGGTAGCCGAGATTCAATCGGCCATCAGTTGGCTCGATGGCGAGATTCTGCGGCTGAATCCGCAACAGAGAAGTTTTGTGGTCCAGAGCAACCGAGGGACAGGAGACTGCTTATGAAGAATTTTGTTCAGAACGGAAACACGCTTCCGCTGGTTATGACCGCGGCCGTTGTCAGCGGCCAGCTTGTCAACCTCGGCAAATTTACCGGGGTCTGCGCGGTTAACGGCGCCATTGGCGATACGGTTGAGGTTGCAATTGTCGGGGTGTTCTCTTTGCCGAAGACTCCAGCCGACGTGATCACGCAAGGCCAGGCGCTCAAGATGATCCCGGCATCCGGCATTGTGGATGCGTCCGGGACGGTTACCTTCGGCGTGGCCGCGGCCGCTGCTGCTGCCGGCAGCACTACTTGTTTGGTACGACTCACGCCGAGCGCTGCATAGCTGGCCGGCGCGGTCTATCCCTCCTTGGGCCGCGCGCGGAGAATAGTGCATCTTTATCGAATATCGTTAACGAACTTCGTGGAATCCACTCTGGAATCCAGTTGCCTTTGTACAGAGCGTTTTTTGTATACGGACCGTATATGTCGCTCTCAATAAAATGAACGGTTTAGCATGATTTCCACAGGGACGTTTGACAGCCATAAAGACTCTTAATCAGTAGGTTGAAGGTTCGATTCCTTCCGCGCTCACCAAACAAAATAAAGCACTTATCAAAACCGGCCAAACAGTTCGGGGGGTACTGCGGGGGGTCGTTTTGAACAGCTTGTGGAATGGCCCGCGAAGACCGCCTACTCGCTCACGGGCGCATTAGCTGAAGGCAGACGCAGTAAGACACCGGAAGGCGTCTTCGGTTGCCTGGAGAGCGTTTATCGCGCGGTCTACCCGAATGCGCCTCGGCGCTTTCCAAAATCTCGTTTCGGTGGCACAATCAATCCAACGTGAATGCGAAAGCTAAAGGCACACGGGCCAATACGCCTGCGAAATTTTGGCGTCAGGCTGAAGCTCCGAGCCTTTTCGAATGCTGGCTGTGGAAGGGCACCGTCGGAACGCACGGCTATGGACAAATCAGCTTTGAAGGCAAAATCTGGCGCGCGCATCGCCTTGCGTTCTTTCTTCACAACGGCACGCTCGACGAGACAGCGGTAATTTGTCACTCCTGCGATAACCCGCTCTGTGTTAACCCGGCGCATCTGTTCGCCGGCACACATGCCGACAATGTGGCCGGCATGGTCCGCAAGGGACGTCAGGCGAGAGGAGATCGGATCAAGGGCCCCACCATGGAGCAACGCTTGCGTGGCGCGGCTCACTATGCTTCCAAAGTGGACGAAGAGGACTTGCGTGAAATTCGCAGACTGCGCGCAATGGGATACACCTTGCTGCAACTCGCTCAGCGGTTCCCGCTGCATCCGATGACGATCGGAGAAATCGCCCGAAGGGAAATTTGGCGCGATGTCGCTTAAGAACTGCAAGGCGAAGGGATCCCGGAATGAGAGGCGCAGCATCCGCCTGCTCGAGGCGGCCGGCTACGCCTGCACCCGTGCCGCGGCCTCTTTGGGCGTCTGGGATATCATCGGCGTTGGCTCCACGGATTTCCCATTAAGTGCAAGTTAAACGCCGTGTACAGATGAAGATTGAAGAGCAGTTTACGCACTAGTAATCCTCGTGCCTTTTGACACCGCTGGACACCTCTTAAGTTCCCTCATTCGCGCCGATTTTGGCCTAGCTAGCAATAAGTACGGCGCATCAGAAGCTATCGCTGCGGCTGATTCTAAAGGCAGCGGTTCACTCGCCCCAACACAGCGGGCAGAGCGTCGCGTCGGCGGATGGATGCGGTTTTCACTCGTATTTCAAAGCGACCAGCGGATCCTGGCTGGCGGCGCGGAGGGCGGGCGGCAACGTGGCGGCCACCGCAACCACCAAGATGCAGGCGATGGGAGCGGCTAGGCTCCAAAAATCCATTAGCTTCACTTCGAACAACTGTGTCGCCAGGTAGCGCCCCATTCCGACGCCCCACGCGCCCCCCAAGCCCAGCCCCAGAAGAACGAACGCCGCCGTATCGGAGAGGATCAGGCCCACTAGCTCGGCTGGGCGCGCGCCCAACGCGATCCGGATGCCGATTTCGCGAGTGCGGCGGACCGTCACGTAGTTGATGACTCCATAGAGTCCGACCGCCGACAGTATCAATGCAAGGATCGAAAAGAAGCCGGCCAGGATGGCTAGCAGACGCTCACGGAGCAATGTGTTATCGATTTGATCTCGGAGCAGAATGCTGCTTCGAACCAGAATGTCGGGTGCCGCGGCAGCGATCTGCTTACGGAGAGCCGGAATCAGAGGAGCGGGCTTAGCAGCCGTCCTAATGCTCAAAGTGGCTAAGCCGATGCGCTGGAACGGAGTGTAGATGGACGGCTTGACCGGTTCGCGCAGGTTGTTCCAGCGGGCGTTCCCAACAATGCCCACGATGTGCTGACGAACCGGATCGGGGTCGTCCCCGATTTTTTCGAACTGCTTTCCAACAGGGTCCTCACCGGGAAAGAACGTATCCACGAAGGCTTGATTCACAATCACCGAACCAGAGTTGGCAGTGATTTCTTCGGGCAGGAAGTCGCGGCCCGCAATCCAGCGGATTCGCATCGTGTTGAAGAAACCCGTAGAAATGGGGACCTCGCGCGGGCGGATAGTTTCGGCGGCCCGGCCCCGGAGGCGAATAACCGGCGTCTGGATAAATACGATGTCGCCGCCCATCGGCCGCTGCGCTGAAATGCTGGCGGATTGTATCCCGGGAAGCGCCCGCACGTACGCGAGCAGATCGGAATCCGACTTTGGAAGCGGGCTCTTGGACAGGCTCGGGGCGATTTCAAAAAGGACAACATTAGCGGAATCGAAGCCAAGATCCACAGCGATAAGCTTGCCGAAGGAGATGAGAAGCAGGCCCGAAAGGAAAAGCACGGCTACACTAAAGCCGATTTCCGCCGCAAGCATCCACCGTAGCGGCCCGGCACGACGTGAATGCTGCAACGCACCCGCTTTGAGCGCCGTGTCGGGTGAAGCGGCCGAGGCTCGCAACGCGGGGACGATGCCGAAGAGCATTCCAGCGAGCAGGCTCAACGCGCCGGCAAATCCGAGCGTCGCTGCGCGCGGTGCCACATCAAGCCAAGCCGGGAAGTCGGCGGAGCCCAGCCCGGCAACGATCGCCGGCGCGGCAAACGAGGCGAATCCAACGGAGAGGGCGCAAGCAGCTACGGCGACTTGCGCGCTTTCGATGAGCATTTGCCTGATTAGCCGAAACCGCCCCGCGCCGAGCGAGACGCGGAGAGCCATCTCCGTATCGCGAGCCGAGGCGCGCGCCAGCGTAAGCGTTGCGACATTCGAGCATGCCAGAAGTAGCACCAGCGCGCAGATCAAAGCGAGAATCCAGAGCGGCCGGCGGAATTGAATACGAAATAGAGAGTCAGCCCCGCTGGATGCATCGCGAATGAGGAGCGGCGCATTAATGAATAGTTCGACCTGAATTCCGCGGAGGGTCCGGGGCGGGTTGATGCGAACGCGCTCGCGCAGGAAGTTGGTGATGGTTGCGGCGAGGCGGTCGCGTAATTGGGTGCGATTAATTTCGGACGGTACACGGCCCCAAACTCGGAAGCCGCCGCCGTCCGGTTCGGCCAACTTGCGAGGATCGACCACCGCGGAAAGCGGCAGCCAGACATCCACCAGATATCCTGGTTCTACTCCAAAAAACGAAGGCGCAGCAACGCCGACGATTTCGTAGTACTGCTCTACAAATCGTATGCGCTGTCCGAGCACCGCCTGGCTGCCACCGAACTGACGTTTCCAAAAACCGTAGCTGAGGACCGCGACTTGGCCGGGATTGGCTGGCAAATCGTCTTCGGCCTGGATGAGCCGCCCGATGGCTGGCCGGATGCCGAAGATACGAAACCCTTCGCCGGAAATTCCTTCGACGCGAAGACTCCCGGCGAATCCGCCTGAAGCGTCGAACACCGATAGCCGGAGGCCGGGCGTCAACGCAAAAAATTCCACCTGTCTTTCTCCGGGAGCGACAGTCCGCGCAGCGGCGTCCCGAAGCAGGCGGTATTGCGGATAACTGAAGGACGTCGATTCTTGTGCCTGATTCTGCGGGCTGAAGAATCCCGGCATCAGCCGGGCAAGGTCGATGAGTTCGTTAGGAGCGGTAACCGGCAACGGGCGGAACATAAGCGCATCGATTAGCTCGAACGTAGCCGTGCAAGCACCGATGGCGAGAGCTAAAGAGATGATCGCGGCAAGGCTCGCGTTCCGGTATTTCGATATCATTCGCAGACCGAAGTGGAAGTCCTGGTGAAGCGACTCGAGCCAGACGGCGGATTTCACGTCCCTGCTGGATTCCCGCGTTTGAAGGGGATTGCCGAGCTGCCGCCGCGCGAGACGTTCAGCCTCGGCACGGGGCAGTCCTTTGCGGATCAAATCCGCGGCTCGCTCATCGAGGTGAAACTGGAGTTCCTCCGCAAGATCGGAGGCGGTCCGTCCGGGGCGCAGCGCGTTGGCGATCCGTGAAATCCAGGACATACGTAGCTCAAGCCTCCCGCAGGACCTGTCCGATGGCGGCCGCGACGGATGTCCACCGGCTTTCCTCCTCTTGAAGTTGTTTACGTCCGGCCGGCGTGATGTCATAGATTCGCGCCCGGCGTTTGTTTTCTGTTGTCGTCCATTTCGCGCGGACAAAGCCGGCCTCTTCTAAACGGTGGAGAGCCGGATAAAGTGAGCCCTCCTCGATGCGAAGCAGATCCGAAATGGCCTCGATTTGGGCTGTGATCCCGTAGCCATGAAGCGGGCCGCGGCGGTCGAGAATTTTGAGGACGAGCAGCGGGAGGGAGCCCTGTAACGCATCCGGTCTAGACATACATAGTTAGCTCAGTAAGCAAACTAAGTATGCGCCTGGAGGGAGCGGAAGTCAATGTGTAAATTCCGAGCCCGTCTGGGCGAAAGAAGGGTTTCGGCCAGAAGCAGATCGGAGCCAGTCTCGAAAAAGCCGGTTGTGATATGGTGTCTTCGCAAGGCTGACTTGGGAATTCACTGGGCCCGGGCGCAGGCAGCCACCGACTCGCAGAGTGCGGCGATGGACGCGCGACTGCGTGAGCCTTCCAGGAAGATTTGTTGCGCAAGATAGAAGCGCTAGAGGCACGCCTTGAGTCCGCACCCGGAGTTGATCCTGCCGAGGAGCAGAAACGCAGTAGAAGATCCGCCGACGCGGCTAATGCGGCTCGCGCAAGATGGGAGAAGCG